TCAACCCACCAAAGCCAAACGAAGGAAATCAAGCTTAAAGTCCAAATGCCACTGTCTCAAAGTCGTTGACACGTTCCGTTCACGCGACCGGCGTTCAGCCTTGGTAAGTCCCCGGCTTTCAGCCTCGATCTGGCGTTGCTGTCGGATCAGCTCAGCGAGAACCAGTTCATTCGACTCCGACTTTCCAAGGGCACGTGCCTTCCTCATGGCTTCGCGGTATTCCCAGAGAGACACGGGTGGGATTTCCAGGTTTCGGTACCGAGCCTCGACGTATCGGCCGCCATCCAGTTCGACCCAGATCACCGAGAGGTCGCGAGGGTCGTAGCGAACGACCACCCTTCCATCCCCGCGCCCAATATGGCCTGCAAGGGCATCGGACCAGTACCGTATCTGGAACAGATGGATGCCATCACGCCTGACCTTGCGCAGTTCGCTTGGCAGGAAACTCACCCAAAAGGCTTCCATCTCAAAGGGGATGTCGCCCATCATCTCCGCTGAGAGCGCCTCCCATTTGGCGACGGGCGTACAGCCAAGACTTGAATGAATGCTGTTGTTGTAGCGGCAGATTTCCAACACGAACCAGCGATCGAATTCGCTTAACGTCATGGTGGCCATGCCTTCGGCATCGTAGTCGCCCTTGGCCAAGACCGAGGATTGCGTTGTTCCCGGCAACAGATGTACGGCCCCCATCATCGTACCGATCAACCGTTCGATGTGCCCTCCGAAATGAGGACTTCCCGGCGGCCTATAGACCAGACTGATCCCCCATTCCGCACATGCCGACCGAAAGGCATGCGACCGGAAATCGCGGCCGTTGTCGACGTGGATGCTGTGCGGTTTACCCTGTGCGGGCCAAGAAACATTGCACTCCAATTCCGCCAGAATCTCCGCCTTAGGGGTCACCGCCTGCGTCAGGCAAAGCGCCACTGACAGTCGAGAAGGTGCCTCGAGAGCGACGTAGTATCCGGTCACCATCCGCGTGGCGATATCGATCGCCAGAGTGACCCAAGGTCGGCCAATTGGGTGGCGATCAAAACTGTCGACAAGAATGATGTCCGCAGGCGTGTGGTCGATTTGAACGACCTCCAGTGGCTGCTTTGCCTTGTTCTCGCCTGTGACGGGCGCAAATTTCTGGCGGGCTGCCTTTGCGCCCACTCGTGCCTTGGCAACTTCGCGGGCATCCATTGCATCCAGCCTGCGCTGAACCGTCCGCCGCGTCGGGGGTTGCAAGCCCTGTTGCCAGCATGCGCTGCGGATTTCTGTCGCGACGCGCGACAGGCTCGGACGTTCACGCCGCAAGAAATAACGGCGAAGATGCTCTTCGATCACCGCTTCTACCTTACCGGATATCAAAGTCGTACCAGTCGGGCGGCCCCGTTTTCGCGAAGCCAGAGCGCTGGTACGCCCACCCTCCTCGGCCAACCGCTTTATCCATCGCCAGACTGTCGCTCGGCTTACACCGAGTTCCCAAACGGCATCATTGATGCCACTTTCCAGACTGCCAGTACCTTTGAGATATGCCTGGACAAGAGGACGCAGCACGACCGCCCTGCGCACCTCTTCCGCACCAACGGCAACGGTGCCTTCGCCATCTTTGTCCATCGATATTTGCCGCACACGCCTGTGAACCCTGTCTCAGGTTTAAGGGCAAAAATATCGGAGTTAAAGGCAAAATCTCACATTTAAGGGCAAAGCACAGCCGTTGATTTCGTTGAATTTCTCATCTCACAATTAAGGGCTACGCGACAGAGGCGATCAAGGTGCTTTGGGGTGCGCTGCCGGGCACGATCGGGGATTTCACATTCGAGGCGGCCAATGCGCTGATCGCGGGTGTTGAGGCCATGCTCAATGGTGTTGGTGAGCGCATCAACGGGTTTCTGGAGGGGATCAACACGGGGCTCGAGGCGCTGGGCGTGGAGCGCCGGGTGTCGCTGATCGGCAATCTGGAGCTAGGCCGGATCGACAACCCGTTTGAAGGCTCCGCAGCAGAGGCAGGCACCCAGGCCCGCGACGCGTTCGCGGCCGCCTTCAACTCCGATCCGATTTCGCCGCCTGATCTCGGGCTTGACCAATACGCGTCCGATGCCCGCGCGCAGGCAGCGGCACTGCGCGAGATGATGGCCGGTGTTGTCGGTGCCGCGACGGCTCCGCTCGAGGCAGTTGCGGCACTTCGTGAGGCCGTCACGGCGAGCGGGTTGGCGGCGGAGGCCGGGCTGAATGGCGCGCGTGCGGCTGCCGAGGCGCTGGAAGAGACGCTGGAGGCCACCGAAGAAGCAGCAGGCGGTGCGGGCGGAGCCGGTCGGAGCGCTGGCGACGCGCTGCGTGAGGGCGCCGATACCGCGCGCACGGCCTGGGAGGCGACCGCGGACGCGGTGCGCGCGGCGCAAGACCGCTCGCGTGAGATTGCACAAGGCCTCGCGCAGGATATCACCGGCCCCATCAAGGACGCCCTGAAGTCTGGCGAGTTCAGCTGGCAGACATTCGCCAGTGCCATTGCAGGTATCGCGGGCAACCTCGCGAACCGGCTGATCGATCTTGCCTTCAAGCCGATTGAGAACGCGCTGATCAGCGCCTTTTCTGGCGGTGGCGCAGGCGGGAGCGGCGGTGGCGGTTTTTTCGCAAGCCTGTTCGGGTTTGCGCGGGGCGGTGTCTTTGGCGGTGGCCAGGAACTCACGGCCTTTGCCCGGGGTGGGGTCGTTGATCGACCGACGGTATTTCCGTTTGCACGCGGGATCGGGTTGATGGGTGAGGCAGGACCTGAGGCGATCCTGCCGCTCCGCCGGGGCCGGGGCGGACGACTTGGCGTCGAGATGAACGGCCAGATGAACGGCCAGATCAACGGCGATGGCGCGGGACCTGCAGCCCCCGCAATGTCTACCCGGATCATCAACGTGCTCGACCCGTCGATTGTTGGCGACTACCTCGCCACGCCGTCGGGCGAACGCGCGATCCTGAACGTCATCCGCCGCAATCGCGGGGCGATCAATGCCTGATCCCAATGGCCAGCTGCCGCTCTGGCCCTTTGCTGCGGCGCAGGAGATCACCGAGGTGCTGGAATGGCGCACGGACGTGTTGCAGGCGCGGGCTGGCGAACAGCGTATCGCGCTGCGCGCCCGTCCGCGTGAGATCGTGACGTTTCGTCACCGGCTGGATGCACTCGGCATGGCGCGGGCGGCGGAACTGGCGCGGGCAGGTTTTGCGGGAGAGTGGCTGGTGCCGCTCTGGCATATGGCGGTGCAGCCGGACGCCGATCTGGCGCAGGGGGCTGCGGAGGTTCTACTGGACACCGTCGTGTCGGACTTCCGGGCGGGTGGTCTGGCAGCCGTCGCAGTGGATGGCGGTGATGCTGCGCTCGGCGAGATCGCAGCAATCCAGTCGGACCGGCTGATCCTTGCGGAGCCGCTTATCCTGCAACTGCCCGCCCTGACTGTGGCCACCCGCCGGATCACGGTCGCGCCTGTCCGCGCTGGTGTGCTGACCTCGGCCGTGGAGATCGTGCGTCGCAGGCAAGGCGATGGGACGGTGACCGCCAGCTTTCTGCTGCGGGACGCGATCGACCTCGCAGCCCCAACGCTGCCTACCTATCTTGGCCGCCCGGTCCAGACCGACCCGAGCCTTGTCCGTGGCCCGCTGAGCGCCAGCCTGCGGCGCGCCGTCGAATATGTCGACAACGGTTTTGGCCCGGTCATGATCGAGCCGCTGCGTGATGTATTTGAACGCGGTGAGGCGATTACGCTGAAGGCCCAAGGTCCCACCGCACGTCATGCGCTGCGGCGCTGGCTCTGGTCCTTGCGTGGGCGGCAGGCGAGCTTCTGGCTGCCGACCTGGGGGCGTGAGCTGCAGCTGCGCGTCGCGATGACCTCAGGGTCGGTGTTCATGCGGGTGGCTCCCGTTGCAGCGCTGGCCGCCTATGTTGGGCGCCCGATCTTGCTGGAAATGCCCGGTGCGCTGCGGTTCCGGACAAGCACGGCTGCCATCGAGGACGGCCTTGATCACCGGCTGACGCTGTCGTCGAACCTTGGTGAGCCTGTGCCGCTGGGGACCAGAGTGCATTTCTTGACAGCGGTGCGCGGCGATGCCGACAGGGTCGAGATCAAGCATCGAGCGCTCGTAAGCGACGTGACGCTGTCCGTTGTGGAGGTTGAGGGGTGAGGTCGGTCGCAAACCGAGGCTTCGGGTGTGGCGCTGTGGAGGGCGGGTTCAAGCCGAAAGTGACCGATGCTGCTCTGCAGATGAACGGCCGTTTTTTGTCGACGATGGGAAGTGGCAGGGCGTAGCCTTGCTTTACGAAGCGCTCAGGACATAGACTCAAATTGCACTTTCACCGTCAGAATTGACATGGAGTAATCGTTGTATGGAGAAAACCGAAGCCTCTTTCTTTGGTCGACTAACTGTAATCATCCTTATGGCAATGATGCTCCTTACTCTGACCGCTGGTATTTTCGACGGCAGGACGCTTAACGGCATATCGGTTTGGACCAAGCCCACAAAGTTCTTTTTGTCTTTTGCGCTCCATGTCGCGACTCTATTGATCTTCTTATCTTTCTTGCGCGTGAACATTCAAAAGAGCCGCACGATCCGTTGGACGCTGTCGGTCATCTGTGCAGCCGTTCTGCTGGAACTGTCTTACATCGCTTTGCAGGCGGCACGGGGACGCGCCTCACATTTCAACCGCGACACGCGTTGGGAGGAATTCGCCTACTACGGTATGGGGGCTGCCGTTGTCGTCGTCATGATTGGAACGGTTATCATTGGCGTGGCGGTTTGGCGGGGAGCCCGCAGTGAGATCGGGCCGGGCCTGCGGACGGGGGTAGTCCTAGGGGCAACCCTAGGAACGCTTGCCACTCTTGTAACCGCTGGCGCGATGTCCAGCATGCAACTGACCCCGACCGGACATTGGGTGGGAGGCGACCTAACGGACGCCACAGGATTGCCGATGGTGGGCTGGTCGACGACGGGAGGCGACTTGAGGGCCCCGCATTTCTTTGCAACTCATTTGATTCAGACACTTCCCATCGTTGGGTGGCTCTCCGACCGTATGACGCCTTCTTTTGCGAGGGGCCCTGTCTGGCTTGCTGCAATTGTGGGTCTGATTATCGTCGGGGCGACTTTCGGGCAGGCATTGGACGGCACGCCCCTGATAGGATCGAATGTGGCGCCATAGCTGACCTCGGTGCAGCCGTAGCGAAAGCGCACTTCGTCCCGCACACCAACCCTTGCTCCCGAGCGCAATGAAGGTCCGTTGCCACCCTTCATGCCACACGATCCCTTAAGCCACTTGATCGACCGGGCACACCTGCCAGCCCAGTCAGCGTCGCCCCGAGATGCACCACGACATCGCCGAGGATGCAGCGGACACGCCCACCCCCGCCCCAAACCCCGGACACCCCGTAAATGAGTTACGACGCAATCGAGGCCTCGCCCGCCGAGGGCCGCCCGTATTTCCTCTACCAGTTCATTGAGGGCGCGCAGGTCTGGCGCTTCACCAGCCGGGCCCAGAACTGGATCAGCGCCGGCAGCGACGAGGCCGAGATCACTTGGGACGCTGCCGCTGTCGCCCACGGCGATGTGGTGCAAACCAGCGAGATCGAGCGCGCGCGCCTAGAGCTGACCTGGCCGCTCTCGCATCCTTTTGCGCGCCGCTTTCTTGCCCCCTTGGGATCCACACCGGTGACCCTGACCATTTTTCGCGGCCATGAGCAGGTGCTGGGCGAGACCGTGGCGCATTGGAAGGGCCGCGTGGTCGGCGCGGAGGTGGAGGGGCAGCGGATCATCCTGCAAGCCGAGTCCGTGTTCAGCACGCTGCGCCGGGCCGGGGTGCGCGCAAAGTATCAACGCCTCTGCCGCCATGCGCTTTACGGGCGTGGCTGCGGGCTCGACATTGCGCTGCACTGGCAGAGCGATGTGATAACCAGCGTCGCGGCGAATGCAGTGATAATCCCGCAGGCAGCGGAAATGCCCGACGGCTGGTTCCGTGGCGGCGTACTGCGGTTTGGCACAGAGCTGGGCTTCATCACCGATCATGCGGGCGCAACGTTGACCCTGTCGCGCCCGATGCCGGAACTTGCCGCAGCGATCGCCACCCCGGAACTCGACCCCGACACGGGTGAGCCTCTGCCCGTGCTCTTGGACATCGCGCCGGGCTGCGACCTGCGCGCGGCCACCTGTGCCGCAAAGTTCGGCAATCTCGCGAACTTCGGGGGCTTTCCCGAGATCCCCGGCCGCAATCCTTTCGGCGGCAGCTCCATCGTCTGACGCGTCATCACCGACGCCAACCCAAACGCCAACTCCAACTCCTGCGCCCTCGCGCCGCCAAACAGCACAGAGCACACCCCCATGGTCTGGACCTTCATCGCACGGCTCGTCCTCGGGCTGGTGCTTTCGGCGATCTCCTATGCGCTGAGCCCACGGCCCAAGGTCGAGAAGCCGCAGGCCGCGGGGCTCGACGATTTCACTCTACCCACGGCCGAGGAAGGCCGGCCGATCCCGGTCGTCTTCGGCACCGTGCTCATCACCGGCCCCAATGTCGTCTGGGCCGGAGACCTCAGGGTTGATCCCATCAAGAAGAAAGGTGGCAAGAAGTGACGGACCCGCTTCCAACCATACCCGTTCGTGTCACCGTTCAGGACCTCCGCGCCGCGCGCTACTGCCTCGCGGGCGTGCGCCCATGGTTTCGCCGTCATGGCTTTGACTGGCAGGAGTTCCTCACCAACGGCATCGACGCCGACGGCCTGCGCACCACCGGCGATGCGCTCATCGATCCCGTGATCCGGGAGGCTGAGACGCGGGAGGCCGCAAGCATGGAGGTGGAAGATGGGCGGCAGTAGCAAATCCCAGACCGTCGGCTATCGCTATTCGCTGGGTGTGCATCTGGCGCTTTGCCACGGACCGATTGATGCGATCCGCGAGATCCTTGTCGACAGCCGCACCGCGTGGTCGGTCACGACCGGCGGCGGGTTCGGCGGCGGCGGTGCGGCGGTCGAGACCCGGATCGGTGTTGTTGCAAGCATGGCGGCCACCGCAGCCCTTGCAGGAGATACCGGGGCGACCATCACCTTCCCTGGTACGCGCGCGGGTGTGCGTATCGGGCAGGACTATCGCTTGCAGCTCGCGAACGGGTCGAGTCAGACCGTGACGCTGCAGAGCGTGTCCTTCAACGCGGTCACTGGTGCGACCGTGTGGTCCGTCCTACCGGAGGCGCTGAGTTTTCCGGCGCAGTCGGTCGAGGTCCTCATCGCGACGACGGCTGCCAGCAACGCCGGTGCGGGCGGTGGGCGCATCCGGATCGACACCCCTGATCTTTTTGGTGGCGAGAGCCGTGAAGGCGGCATTGTCGGAGATGTCGATGTGCTGATGGGCGGGGATGTGCCCGCCTATCGCGGTCTTTGCAGCCTCGTGCTGCGTCAGGTCTATCTCGGGATCAATCCCTACCTGAAGCCCTGGGCTATCCGCATCACCCGGGTGCTGGTGGGTGAGGCCGGATCACCGCAGTGGTATCCCGACAAGGCACCCATCGTTCCCGAGGCCAATATCTCGGATGCGGCGATCTACATCGCGCTCGACGTCTCTGGCTCGATGTCGGGCACGCGGATGGCGGCGCAAAAGGCGGGTGTCGCAGCGCTGATCCGCGAGATCGGCGCAGGCGTCGATCCCGACCGGCCGAATGATATCCGCATCGTGCTCTGGAACGCAGGCGTCGCGGGGGCGATCGAGCGGCGCAACATGGGGCCGGACGACTATGCAGCTCTTGAGGCATGGATGCTGGCGCTGTCGAACAGCACCTCCGGCGGCACCAGCTTTGACGCGGCCTTTGTTGAGGCAGGGAGCTTCCTGGCTGGATCCGGCAGTAAACGCCGGATCGTCATCTTCGTAACCGATGGCGAACCTGCGCCTGCCACCTCTGTCGATGCAGCGATTGCCCTGATCCGTACACTGCCACCCGCCGATATCTTCGGCTTCAACATCGCACTCAGCGACACGAGCTTCACCGCCCGGATCGACAACACACCCGTCGATGGCGTGCCCGTCATTCCGGCCGGCAACAGCCAGGCGCTGGTGGCCTCGCTGCGCGGGGCCTTCGGCAACGGGCCGGACATGAACCCGGCCCATATCATCCGCGAATGCCTGACCAACCGCGACTGGGGTCTGGGCTATTCCGCAGTCGAGATCGGGGTCAGCTTTACGGCCGCAGCGGATGCGCTTTATGCGGAAGGCTTCGGCCTCTCGCTGATCTGGCAGCAGGACAGCTCGATCGAGGAGTTCATCGCCAGCATCCTCGATCATATCGATGCAACCCTGTTCATCGACCGCCGCACCGGGCTCTGGGAGCTGAAGCTGATCCGTGCGGATTATGTGGCGGCTGATCTGCCGCTGTTCGATGAGACCAATGTGGTCGACTGGGGCCGTCTCGGTCGCCGTTCGCCATCTGATCTCGTCAACAGCGTGACCGTGCGGTTCACCGACGCCTGGACCGACGATACCGGCGCTGTCTCGGTCACTGACACTGCGCGGGTGCAGGCGATGGGCGAGGTGATCGCGACCACGCTCGAGTATCCCGGTATCCGTTATCAGGGGCTTGCCCTGCGCGTGGCGGAGCGCGACCTGCGGGCTCTGTCCGTTCCGCTGCTCACCGGCGAGATCGTGGTGAACCGCGAAGGTGCCAATCTCGGCCCCGGCGATGTAATCCGGCTGCGATCAATACGTCTGGGGCTTGATGATGTCGTGATGCGGCTCTCCGAGATCGGTCAGGGCGACGGGCGCGACAACGGCATCCGGCTGAAGATCGCCGAGGATGTCTTTGCGCTGGGTGCCACCGCCATCGCAGGCGGGCGCATGCCGACAGGCACCGGCATTGCCGCTCCACCACGCGCGCTTGTGCGGCGGATGGTCGAGGAAGCGCCGTACTGGCTGCTGGTGCGCGAGCTGGGCCACACCGAGGCGGACCGCATCCTCGCCGAGGATCCTGATGCAGGCGCGCTTGCCGCAACCGGGGAGCGCCCGAGCGCGGATGCACTCGCAGCAGAGATGTGGATCGATCCGGGCACGGGTCCTGCGTTGGAAGGCACCGTGGCCTTCGCGCCGACGGCTCTTCTGGTGGCGGACCTGTCCGACGATCCAGAGGCGCGCATGATCCCCGTCACCGGCTGGCGCGATATCGGCGAGGTCGGGATCGGCACGCTGGCCAGCATCGGCGGCGAGCTGTTGCGTATCGACGGGATCACGCCCGACACCATCACCGTCGGACGCGGCTGTCTCGACACCGTGCCGCGCGCGCATGCGGCGGGCACACCTGTCATCTTCTTCGACGAGGCAGTCCGGATCACGGAGGAGTCCTGGGCGGCTGGCGAGACCCTCGCGGTTCGGCTTCTGCCCGAGACAGGACGCGGCACCCTGGCCTTTGCAATGGCACCGGAAGACACGGTCACGCTGGATCGCCGCGCCATCCGCCCGCTGCCGCCCGGCCGCGTCGAGGGCAACGGCAGCTACGCGCCCGACATCGACGCGCTGGTTACCGGCGATCTGCTGCTCAGCTGGACCCATCGCGACCGGCTGACCCAGACCAGCCCGGTGATCGTCGATCACACCGCCGCGTCGATCGGGCCGGAGCCAGGCGTGAGTTACATCGTCGAGATACGCTGGGTTGATCCGGACACAGGGGTCGCCCTGCTACCCCCGGGCATTGTCATCGACGTGGGGCTGACTGCCACGCGGACCCTTGTGCCTGACGACATTCCCGAGACCGGCGCACCGGACCGCACCGCCGAGATTGAGGTCGCGGTCCGGGCCCGCCGACTGGTCGAGGGCAGCTGGCTCTCCGACCGCGAGGCGCGGGGCTTGCGCCTGACCGCTCCCTTTGCCGCCGGGTGGGATCGGGGCTGGGGCTTTCTCTGGGGCACCTGAGCGCGCGCCATCACCGCAGTCGGCAAGATCGCATCCACCAAGACCGCAAAGAACGAGGACATGCATGCCGGAACGGATCATGCCGGGGCTGGGGCTGCGCGCCTTCTACGACCCCGGCCAACGCAATTGGGGCGAGAGCCTCAGCCACGACCTGCGCAGGCTCTCGGCGTTGGTTCAGGCGCGCGCCGCATCACGCAGCACCCCGCTGCCCACGACCGGCATCCCAGGCCAGATCGCGATCGTGCCCGCCGCAGCCAGCACCAATGCCAATGCCGTCGCGCTCTGGGACGGGGAGCCGGGCGCGGAGGCTTGGGTCTTCCTTACGCCGCAGGACGGCTGGCAAATCTGGATCGCCGACGAGGCGCGGCATGTGCGCTTCACCAACGGCGCATGGGTGGAGGTGCCACGCCCCGGCATCGTGCCGATCCGGACGCTGACCGGTATAAACCATACGCTGGAAGCCATCGATCTGGGCAGCATCGTCGAGACCACCGGGTCGTCCGTTGTCACCGTCATCATCCCGACCGAGGCCACCGTGCCCTTCGAGATCGGCACCCTGATCAACATCACGCAGGTGGGCGCAGGCGTGGCAACCATCGCAGCCGCAGTTGGCGTCTCGCTCAATGGCATCACCGGCGGATCGGTCGCGCTTGACGGTCAGTGGTCCGGTGCGGCGCTGAGCAAACGCGGCGCGGATGCCTGGGTCATTCAGGGTGCGCTGGCCGGAGCGGTCACATGAGCCTCGCAGTTTCTCTGGCAAGACTTCCGAACTGGAGGGCACACCCATGAGCCTCCTGATGATGCGCGCCGCGATCCTCGCGCAAGGCGGGGCCACGTCCTCTCCCCCGGTCGATATCGGCAGCGCCTGGGAGTTGGACACCACCCGCCGACCCGCAGGCTACACGCTGTCCGACGGCAACCAGACCGCAATCAACACAACAGGCGGCAGCGATTACCGACGCTGGGTGCCAAGCGCCGATCCGATCGTGCCCTCCGCCGGGCGGCGCTATTGGGAAGTCGCCTGTGCTCCAAGCGGGGCGGTGAGCTTTGATGGCTATCTCGGCGTGACCTCAGCCGCGCAGCGCGAGGAGTACGATCTGGGGCTGAACCCGATCACGCTTGGCTCCATCGCCTGGCGCGGCAATGGCACGCTGTGGTCCTCGGACACCGCAACCGCCGCGCAGCGTCTGACCGGCCTACCGAGTTTCGGGGCGGGCGACGTGCTGATGTTTGTTCTCGATCCCGCCGCAGCCAGCCTCTGGATCGGCAAGAACGGCGTCTGGCGCGACGATCCGGTGACCGGCGCCGCGACCTGGACCGCAGGCGGCAGTCCTGCATTCCACCCCGTCATTCAGGGCCGCAACCCCGGAGATGGCGGCACCCTGCGCGCGCGCTCCTCACACCTCAGCTATCCCGTCCCGCCCGGCGCGCAGCCGCTCGGCTTCCGGGAGCCAGACCTGCGGATCTTCCAGACCCATGCCTTCCTCGAGATCGGCTGGGACACGAGCCTGAGCATCGCCGAGATCACAGCCTGGCACGATCTCGGCGGCGGCGCGCGCCTCACCTCTGGCCAGGTGGCGCTCTTCCTCGAGCAGGGCGGCGGTACATCCCTGACCGCCGCGCAATCCGACCTCTACATCGAACTGGACCCATCATGAGCCACATTCTGCATCTCGGTCATCAACCCACCGACCTCTCCGGCATCGCGGGGCTGATCAGCACCACCCCTGGCGGCTTCGATCCGACACTCGACGTCAATGGCGTCAGATTGATCGGTGCGCGGTTCTCCGTCATGCCCTTCGCGGTCAGCTTTGCGCCCCCTGCGGGCGATCTCTGGCTCGGGTTCCGTTACGTGCCCCCGAACAGCGATGCCGCTGACATCAACGAGATCGCCGCAAGTTTCCTCGACATCTATGACGCCAACCTGGTGCGCATTGCGCAGGTCCAGCCGCTCAGCACCACCGAGCGCTATCATGCCGTCGCGCGCGGTGACACGACTGTGCAGGGCAGCTCCAGCTTTACAGCTTCAGGTGGCCAGCCGGTATGGATCGACATCCGCGTGGCGGTCGGGGCCAGCATCACCGTCGCCTTCTACGTCGACGGCGTATTGCAAAGCTCAGCAACCGCAGCCAACAGCCTGGGCCGAGGCAAGCCGGTGCAGGTTGTCTTCGCAAATGCCGGACTGCACGGCTCATCTTCCAACCGCACCTGGTATTATGCCCATATCGCCGCCCTTGACGGGGTCTCGACCATCGGGCGGCGCTTCGTGCGCCACACCCCGAACGCCATCGCCAGCTTCAACCAGATGACAGGCAGCATCGATGCGCTGCGCGATGGCAACATTGCCACCCGGGTGGCAAGCACCGCCGTGGGGCAACGCATGTCCTTCTCGCTCACTGGTCCAACCGGGCCCGCGGCGGGCTCGGCCATTGCGGGGGTGCATCTGAAGCAGGTCGCACAGGCCGGCACCGACGGGCCCGACGCCACGGCAGGCTTCCTGCGCATCGGTGGCGTGACCCATGACGCACCGCCCGTGAGCGTGCCCACGCTTGCGCCCACGCCGGTCTATGCGAGCTGGGCCCTCAATCCGGCCGATGCCAGCCCGTGGAGCAATCTGACCCTCCCCACAGAAGTCGGGATCGTGTCCGCATGAGCCCGCACCGCTCCGGACAAGGCCATGTCCGCATGCCTGATGCCGAGTTCGAGGCGCTGATGGCCCGCGCCGCCGAGGAAGGCGCCAGGCGCGCGCTGGCCGATGTCGGCCTCGACGGCCACGAGGCCGCGTTCGACATTCGCGATCTGCGCAGCCTGCTGGCCTCGATCCGCTTCGTGCGCCGCACCGCCGTGCGGACCGCCGTTCGCATGATTACCACTGGCGTCATTCTGGCGCTGCTGGCCGGGATTGCCGTGAAGCTCAAGGTCTTTGGGTCTGGCGGCTGACGGCGCGAGTGCGCTGCCCAGCGCGCTTACGAACCCCATCCCCCGCCTCCCCAGCCATCCGATCCCGGCGCCATCCCGGCGGCGGGTTTGGTCGCATTCTCTCAACCACAGTTCAGGAGACCGTCATGACTGATCCCGTTCACACCTATCGTCATTACCGTGAGGTACCGGACGGCATCTGGCGCTGGCCGAACTTCTCGCCCGCCGAGATCGCCTGCCGGGGCACCGGCAAGCTCCTGATCAACGAACCCGCCCTCGACAAACTGCAGGCCCTGCGCGACAGACTCGGCAAGCCGCTGATCTTGCGCTCCGCCTATCGCAGTCCGGAGCATAACCGCGCTGTCGACGGTGCCCCGCAGTCGAAGCACATGGATGGTACGGCGTTCGATATCGCCATGTCGAACCACGATCCCGTTGCGTTCGAGGTGGCGGCGCGGGCTGTCGGCTTCCTCGGGTTTGGGTTCTACCCGCGCTCGGGGTTTATTCATATTGATCTCGGCCCCGCGCGCGAATGGGGCCAGCGGTTCCCAGTCAGGGCGACCGCCTTCGCCGAGGAAACACCGCTTGCGCGCGAGGTTCTGGCGCAGAGCCGGACGATGCAAGGTGGCGGGGCGGCCGGTGTGGCAACACTGGGCGCGGCGGGCGTCGAGGTGGCGCAGGACATCCTGGCCGAGACGCAAGGGGCGATCCTGCCGCTGGTGCCATACCTCGACACGCTCCGCTGGGTCTTCATCGCCCTGGCGCTCGGCGGGATAGCTGTCACGATCTACGCCCGGCTCGACGACTGGAAGCGGGGGCAGCGATGA